AAAGAAGTAGAGCTTGAGGGTATTAAGGGACACAAGGACTGTCGTATTGATGGTACACTTGTAGATATTAAGACTGCATCTTCATATGCTTTCAAGAAGTTCAAGGATGGAACACTACATTCGGATGATCCATTTGGATACATTGCTCAGATATCTGGGTATGCAGAAGCAGATAAGGATACAGAAGCAGCCTTCTTTGCCATCGACAAATCATCTAGTGAGATGACGGTAATGAAGGTGGAACCTATTCATATGATCAATGCTACTCAACGAATAGGTAAAGTGAAAAACTTTATTGCCTCTTCCACACCACCACCACGATGTTATCCTGATGAAGCAGATGGTAAGTCAGGCAATCGTAAACTTGCAATAGGATGTATTTACTGTCCATTTAAGGACGACTGCTGGAAGGATGCCAATGGTGGTATGGGGCTTCGTAAGTTCAAGTACTCTAATGGTATTAGATATCTCACACAGGTAGGTAAAGTTCCTGATGTGCCAGAGGTAACAAATGCCTAAACGTAGGACACGTAATAAAAGTGAGCACAAGTATCGTTCTAATTCAGAATACAACTGTGCTTGCTTTTTACATAAAAATAAAATAGATTTCCAATATGAATCAGATCATATAGCTTACTTGTGGCAAGAACATAAGAAGTATATACCTGACTTCATTCTACCTAATGGTATTATATTGGAAGTCAAGGGACGATTTATGTTGGAAGACAGGAAGAAACATCTGTTTATTCGCAACCAGCATCCTGAACATGACATTCGCTTTGTCTTTGATAATCCAAATAGAAAGTTATACAAAGGTGGTAAGATGACATATGCAGATTGGTGTGAGAAATATGGGTTTCTTTATTGTAGAGGTGGAGAAGGAGTACCAGAGGAATGGCTAAAACCTAATGCAAGTTAAGGACATAATCCTAGCAGAAGATGAGCAGGTTGAATTACGAACACCTGAGAAGACTTTATTTCTCACAGTAATTCTTCAGGCTCTTCTTGATGCAACTAAACCTGAGTATGAAGGCGAACCTATAAACTCTGTCCTAGAAAGAGACAGAGCTATAGCATGGTTCTTTGCCTCTGTTGGTGTTACAGCAGAAGACTTTAATGTTGTATGTGATTATGCAGGAGTTGATCCTGTATACATGAGAGAGTTTGCCTTCAAGGTTTTAAAATCTGGTGAAGTTGATTATGTTCGCAGAAGAATAAATGCAGTTTTAGGCCATGACTAGCATTGTAATAATCGCCATACTGTGATACAATTCTAAGTTCCAACTCAGTTCAAGAAAGGGATATCAATGAACAATTATTTACCTACAGATTACCAAAACTTTATCGCACTATCTCGTTATGCTCGTTGGAAAGAGGATGAACAACGTAGAGAGGTGTGGCCTGAAACAGTTGCTAGATACTTTGATTATATGGAACAACATCTAGCTAATAAATATAACTACAAACTAACTGACGAGCTTCGTTCAGAGTTAGAAGAGGCTGTTCTTAATCAGTCTGTAATGCCCAGCATGAGAGCTTTGATGACTAGTGGACCTGCCCTAGATCGTTGTCATGTAGGTGGCTACAACTGCTCTTATATCCCTGTAGACAGCCCTCGTGCCTTCGATGAGTGTATGTACATTCTAATGTGTGGGACAGGCGTAGGCTTCTCTGTAGAGCGTTTTAACGTGGACAAACTACCAGTAGTAAATGAATCATTCCATGAGACTGACACAGTAATCAAGGTGGGTGATAGCAGACCGGGGTGGGCTAAGTCTCTTCGTGAACTTATTGCCGTGTTGTATGCTGGACAGATTCCACAGTGGGATGTATCAGAAGTACGTCCAGCAGGAGCAAGGCTCAAGACATTTGGTGGACGTGCATCAGGTGCTGCCCCTCTGATTGACCTATTTAATTTCTGTATTGAAAAGTTCAAAGGTGCAGCAGGACGTAGGCTCTATCCTATTGAATGTCATGACATCATGTGTAAGATTGGTGAAGTCGTAGTTGTTGGCGGTGTACGTAGATCTGCTCTTATTAGTTTGTCTAATCTTAACGATGACCAGATGGCTCATGCCAAGTCAGGTCAGTGGTGGGAGAATGAGGGACAACGTGCCTTGGCTAACAACTCTGTGGCATACAAAGAGAAGCCTCAGATGGGGACATTCATGCGTGAGTGGTTGTCTCTATATGAATCAAAGTCAGGTGAACGTGGTATCTTCAATCGTCAATCTGCTAAGAAGCAAGCAGCTAAGAATGGTAGACGTGATCCTGAACATATGTTTGGATGTAATCCCTGCTCAGAGATTATCCTACGTCCATACCAGTTCTGTAATCTCTCAGAAGTAGTTGTTCGTGAGAGTGATACCATCGAAACACTTAAAAATAAGGTTCGTTTAGCTACTATCTTAGGTACATTCCAAGCTACTCTAACTAACTTTAAGTATCTTAGAAGTATATGGAAAAAGAATACAGAAGAAGAAAGACTGCTTGGTGTATCTCTTACAGGTATCTTAGATAATAAATTATTATCTGGTAAAGATTCAAATTATGGTATGAACCTAAGTCCTGTACTTGGTGAAATGAAAAGTACGGCAATCACAGTGAATGAAAAACTGTCAAAAGAACTTGGTATTCCACAGGCCGCAGCAATAACTTGTGTAAAGCCTTCTGGTACAGTATCTCAATTGGTAGACAGTGCTTCTGGTATTCATGCACGGCACAACCCTTATTACATTCGTACTGTTCGTGGTGATAACAAAGACCCACTGACACAGTTCATGATGGCACAGGGCATCCCTGCAGAACCAGACGTTATGAAGCCTGAATCAACTACAGTATTCAGCTTCCCAATGAAGTCACCATCCAGTGCAGTATGTCGTACAGATATGACTGCCATTGAACAACTTGATCTTTGGTTAACATATCAGAAGAACTGGTGTGAGCATAAGCCATCAGTTACTATCTCTGTGAAAGAAGATGAATGGTTTGAGGTAGGTGCTTGGGTGTATGAAAACTTTGACGATGTTAGTGGCATTAGCTTCCTTCCATTTAGTGAGCATACATATCAGCAAGCACCTTATCAAGATTGTACAAAAGAGGAGTATGAAGAAATGAAAGCTAAGATGCCATCATCTATTGACTGGACTATGCTTCAAGAGTTTGAGAAAGAAGACACTACATCAGGTGGACGTGAGTTAGCTTGTACTGCAGGTGTCTGTGAAATTGTGGACATTGAGGCAGCATGAGTATATTATGGAAGACAGGTGAGGGGTGGGTACAACATAACCCACCTCTACACCACCCTAGTAGAGAAGAGTGGTTGAAACAAAAGGAGAAGAATACTAATGGCAAAGATTGAAGTACAAAAGTATATTGAACATGACGATGGTTCTGCCACAGTTATATTTGATTGTGACGATGAGGCAAAAAAATCTTTGATTGCCGAAGGTTTGATTTCTCTTGTATATAAAGCTGTAGATAAACATGAGCAGCCTGAATGAGTAATATAGTAAACATTCCACCCCAAAAGGTATGGGTCAGAAAAGAATATCTTACAGACCATACCTCTGGACATGGGGAGTTCGTGGAAGGCTACTGGGTAACGGCAAAGTCGTTGCCCGGTAGAACCTTTTATTTTGAAACTTACCTACCAAGCTATGCAGCTATGTATGATAAGCTGCCCATCTCTGCCTTCTTGTCTGAGCCAAAGCTACCAGAACCTGATCTGCCTCTTGATGAGTTGCAGTTTTGGAATTGTATGGACTATGATGTGACTGTAATAGATAAGCAGTTCATTGGTTCGATGGGCTTTCAGGCCAGAACAAAGAACCATGGTATGATTAATGGTAAGTATGTCTTTACCCTCGACAATTTTCATGGTAACATCCAGCAAGTAGATTGTAATGTTAGTGAGGTTCCACAAGAACACAAATCATTCAATTGTCTTGAGCTTGTGAATGGACAGTATTGTTTATATCCTAACAACAGAATGAGAATATATGATGTGTCTCTTTCACCAGAAGAAGTAAAGACACCCGACTTCAAAGTATCTACGGAATATTATGAAGTAGAAAACCCTTTCACAAGTTGGGGTACACTTGGTGATACAGACGAATACTTCTGGAAGTCAGCATCAGAAAAAAAAGATTGACATACTAGATATATTTTGATATCATATAGATAGTGTAATTTTTTAGAGGTGAAGAAATGTTTATTGAAAAACGTCCTGTAATTTATATTGGATATGATTCTAGGGAGCATGAAGCATATGAGGTATTACGTGAATCAATTATTAGATTTAATGACAAGTATGACATCATTCCTATCGTCCAATCTGCATTACGCAGAGCAGGTCTGTATCGCAGGACTATTAGGTTTGATAGTGATTCTAAGTCTCGTACCCGGATAGATGAGTTTGATGGTAGACCATTTAGTACTGACTTTACATTCAGTAGATTTTTAATCCCTGCTCTTAATCAATATGATGGGCTGGCTTTATTCATGGATTCAGATATGTTTGTTCGTACAGACATTGAAGAACTCTTTGAAACCTATGGTAAGAATGAAGAGTATGCAGTACAAGTAGTTAAGCATGACTACAATCCTTCCGAAACAAAGAAGATGGATGGACAAGTACAGCAGAACTACAACCGTAAGAACTGGTCTAGCTTTATCCTTTGGAACTGTGCTCACGCATCTAATCTAAATCTTACAGTAGATGATGTGAACACAAAGACTGGTGGTTGGCTACACGGTTTCTCTTGGTTAAAGAATGAAGAGATTGGATCTATTCACCCTGAGTGGAACTGGTTAGATGGTTGGTCATCTGAAAATATTTCGCCTAAAAATGTCCACTTTACGACAGGTGGTCCTTGGTTTGATGATTGGGAACCTAAACGAAAGTCAGACACTGAGTATGCAGGTGAGTGGCAAGCCTTTAAAAGTAAAGTCCTTATGGACAAAATGATAGGAGAAGTAATTTAATGTATGTATTTGTAACATCTTTTAGTGAATCAGGTTATAATGAATATGCAAAGCAGATGCTTGAAAGCGTAGTTGATAAGTGGAATCCAAAACACTTTAAGCTAGTAGCTTACTACCATGACTTTGATATTCAAGGGTATAACCCACCTCAGTCTGAATGTATTGAGTATAGAAATCTTAATGATGTAGAAGAGATGTTACAGTACCGTGAACGTATGAAGCTACACGATGGCACAGAAGGCGGTAAGATGCCATACAACTGGCGGCTTGATGCCATCAAGTGGTGCCATAAAGTATATGCATTGTCTGAGCTTGCATTTGAAATGATGGAAGACGAGTATGACGAAAGCAACTGGATGATCTGGTTGGATGCGGATACTATTACAAAGAAAAGACTAGATATTAAACAAGTACAAAAGTGGTTGCCTGATCGGGCAGACGTAGTACATTTAGGACGAAAGGATGTAGATTATAGTGAAACAAGTTTTATGGGCTTCAATTTATCTAGTCATAATAGCTGCAGCATCATTGCTGATCTTAGGGGTGCCTACACTATTGGAGAGACAGTCGCATACAGAGAGTGGCATGACGGATTTATTTTTGAGCGACTCCTCAACATCTACAAAGCACACGGTATGGTCACTAACAACCTATCAGAAGGGGTCAACGGACTAGCAGCATTCGCACAGTCACCTTTGTCTGAGTTCTTTGATCACTTCAAGGGCAATTTAAAAAAGAACCTAAGTAAAACAGAAGTTGCTCCCGATGTCACCGGACCTCGTAGATACAAACAGTTAGCCGACATTATTAGGTTCTACAAACCTAAGAAGATTGTTGAGACAGGTACATGGAATGGTGGACGTGCTATCGAAATGGCTCTTGCTGCCTTTGAACATTCAGATAAAGTACACTATGTTGGATATGATTTGTTTGAAGAAGCTACAGAAGAGTTAGATGCATACGAAATGAACAGTAAAGCACATAATACTATAGCTGCTGTAGACAAAAGACTTGAAGATTTTTCATACAGAATGTCAAAAGTTAATAAAGAATTTACTTATGATCTATTCAAGGGTGATACAAAAGAAACATTAGATAATGCTTCAATAGTTAAGGATGCAGACTTTGCATACATTGATGGTGGGCATTCATACGAAACTGTAAAGTCAGACTTTAACAACCTAAAACATATTCCTATTCTTGTCTTCGATGATTTCTTTGGTAAGGACAAAGAAGGCAATCAACCTAAAGATGAGCACATGGGTGTTAATAAACTCATAAAAGAAATAGAGGCGTATGGTAAAGTTGTACTTCCTAGTTCTGATATGGTTCTTGGCGGTGGCGTAACGCATCTTTGTTTTGTAGCTATGAAAGAAGGTACACCAAAACTTCCAGAGGAATTTACACGAGTACCTATTGTTGTTACTCCTAAAGATTCACGACCAAAGGAAGAGATTATTAATAATGTAGTTGAGAATAAAAAACTTATAAAAGATTTTGATTG